CCACATCATCGACATCAAGCTGACCAACATCCCGGAGTACCGCGGCGACCTCTACGAGAACCGCATCGCCTCCCGCATCCGCAACGCTGCGAAGCGCATGGGCGTCGATGTCACGGTCGACATCCACCGCAACTCCAGCGTCGTCGTCCGCCCGCTCACCGAGGCTCAGGCCCGTGCTAAGGCTGGCAGCGCTCGCCAGGCCGCCAAGACTCGGGCCATGAACAAGCGCCTCCGTGGCTAGTAGTTGACCCGCATCGAGGACACGCCGCCCCGGCCACCAGGTCGGGGCGGTCCCCGTTTTCGGGTGCCTACTGACACGCCCCTCGTGACCCACTACTCTCCCGAGTGTGCAGACGCATCAACTCGTGGACCTCACCCTCGACGAAGTGTCCGGCGTGGACCACCCCGCCTCACTCGTCGAAGGCTGGCTAGTAATGAAAGCCGACGACCCGATCTCCGACGCGTTCGCCGACCTAATCACCGACCAGGAGAGTGACCCCGTGGCAGAAACCCACGTGGCCGACCAGGTCGCCGAAGCCCCGGTCGCTGACGAAGCGTTGGCGAAGGAACTCGGCGATCTCAAGAAGGCCCTCACAGACATGACCACCCACTTCGAGAAGGCAGCCGCCGAACGCGACGAACTCGCTGAGACGGCCGCCATCGAGAAGGCGACGACCGCGGTCGCCGCATGGGATCAGGTCCCCGGCATGACCGACGACTTCGTTCCGGTGCTGCGCTCGCTCGACGATGAGCAAGCCGCCGCTGTGACCGCCGTGTTCGACGCATGCCAGATCGCGTTCGCTGAGGCGGGCGTGACGAAGGAACTCGGCACCGACGCCCCCGGCGACGGCGACGCGTTCTCCACCATCGAAAGCCTCGCGAAGGGCCTCGTGTCCGAAGGCAAGGCGACGAACTTCCACACGGCGGTCGCGCAGGTTGCGCAGGACCGTCCCGAACTGTACGCCGCATACGTCGGCGAGAAGGGCTGACCAATGGCCTACGACGATCCTGGTGTCGACATCGGCACCTTCACCGCTTCCGCCGATCTGTCGGCGAAGCAGTTCTACATCGTGAAGATGTCGGGCGATAACACCGTCACGGTGTGCGCCGCCGTGACTGACGTTCCGATCGGTGTGCTTCAGAACAAGCCAGCTTCTGGCGAGCAGGCCGTTGTCCGTGTCTTCGGCATGTCGAAGGTCAGCGCTGACGCAACCCTCGCCGCTGGCAACATCATCGGCACTTCCGCCGACGGCCAGGCGCAGCCGGTCACTCAGGGTTCTGAGACGACCGTCTACAACATCGGACAGGCAGTCACGGGCGGAGCCGCTGGCACCCTCCAGACCGCACTAATCACCATCGCTAACGGGAGGGCCGCCTAATGCCGCAGCCAACTCAATCAGACGTGCACGTAGACGCCATCCTCACCGGCATCTCCGTCGCTTACATGCAAGACACCGATCATTTCGTTGCTGGCAAGGTCTTCCCGACCGTGCCCGTCTCGAAGCAGTCGGACAAGTTCTTCACGTACACCCAGGAGGACTTCTTCCGGGACGAGGTGCAGAACCGCGCCGACGGTACCGAGTCAGCAGGCTCGGGCTACGGCCTCTCGACCGACAGCTACTCGGCGTCCGTGTGGGCACTTCACAAGGACATCGGCGACCAGACCCGAGCGAACGCAGATGCGCCGCTCAACATGGACCAGGACGCCACCCGGTACCTGTCGCAGCAGATGCTGATCCGTCAGGAGCGTGACTGGGCGACCAACTACTTCGGGACCTCGATCTGGGGCACCGACTCGACCCCGTCCACCTTGTGGTCCGCTTCGTCCGGTTCGGACCCAATCGGCGACGTGCAGACCGGCATCAACACCGTTCTCACGAACACCGGCTACCGCCCGAACGTCGGCGTCTGCTCCTACGCAGTCTTCAGCATCCTGAAGAACCACGCCGACATCGTCGAGCGCTACAAGTACACCACCAGCGAGTCCATGACGACCACGCTCATCGCCCGCACCCTGGGCCTCGACGAGCTGTACGTCATGGGTTCGATCGTGAACACCGCAGACGAAGGCGCCTCGGCGTCCTACGCACAGATCGGCGACAAGGACATGCTCCTCGCATACGTCCCGGACTCGCCCGGTCTCATGCAGCCGTCCGCTGGCTACAACTTCTCGTGGACCGGTCTCGCCAACAGCGGCGGTTTCGGAACTGCGACGAGCGTCAGCCGGTTCCGCATGGATCACCTTCGGGCTGATCGTCTGGAGATCCAGTCAAGCTGGGACTACAAGGTCGTCAGCTCGGCCCTCGGGTACTTCTTCTCCAACTGCGTGAGCTAATCCACTCACGCCACTCTGGGTACACAGCGGCCCCCGGGTACCTTTCCCCGGGGGCCGCTGCGCGCCCGCCCGATGACGACGACGAACGGGTGTTCTAGGATGACGCCATGACCTGGACGTACTCCGGAGACCCCGCAACGAACGCCCGAGACTCGATCCGGTTCCTGGTCGGCGACACCGACACGAACGACCAACTCGTGTCCGACGAGGAGATCGCCTGGACGAACTCCGAGGTGACCGGTTCTGGCACCGCCACGACCGACCTCTACACCGTCGCCTACCGGGTCATGATCGCGATCGCCTCGAAGTTCTCACGCCTCGCCAACCAGGCGATCGGCGACATGCGCGTCGACCTATCGCAGAAGGCAGACAACGCCCGCAAGCAAGCCGAAGAACTCCGAGCGCTCGCCGGTCGAGAGAACCTTGTGCCGGTCCCGTATGCGGGCGGCATCTCCAGCAGCGACAAGAACATCGACCGAGAGAACACCGACCGGGTCGACCCGTTCTTCACGTCCGGCCAGTTCGCCAACACCTCCGACTACGGGGCCAGCAGCGCACGCGCCTACCCCGGCGACGACAGCCAGCTCGACTCGTGACCGGCGCAGCATCGTCCGCCGTGTTCGCCACGGCCCTCCAGGTCAACATGACCCCGCAGACCGTGCAGACCCGCACGTCGTCAACGCTCAACAACTACGGCGAGGCGAGCTTCACCGGCGACGCCACGACGTTCGACTGCTACATCGAACGCACCCTCAGCCAACCGCCCGGGATCAACGCCGACATCGAGGTCGAATACAAGGTCTTCATCCCGAGCCAGACCCTCACGATCGACACCGGCGACCAGATCACCCTCCCCGCCCCCGTGTCTGGGACTCGCCCGATCGTCGCGGTCGAGACGCTCGCTGACCCGCTCGGCCAGGTCGGCCAGATCGTCTACGTCGGCAGGATCAACCGATGAGCCGAGTGACGTCCAACTTCGGCACACAAGCTGCCCGCACTCGCCGCCAGGTCGAGCGAGGCGTAAAGCTCGGCGTCGGTCAGATCCTCCTGGAGATCGGCGCACGCGCCGACGAGCTGGTCCCGTTCGACACCGGCACCCTGTCACGATCGCAGACCACCGACGTCGAAACAATCGGCCGTCAGATCGTGGGAGAGATCGCCTACGGCGGACCTGCCGCCCCCTACGCCCTCGTCCAACACGAAGACCTCACCCTGGCGCACCCTCCCAAGTCGAAGGGCGGCAGCCCGGTCGCACCCGGTCAGGGCCGAGGCCCGAAGTATCTAGAGTTCCCGTCGAGGGAGGTCGGCAAGCGCGCCGAGCAGATCATCGCGAAGTCGGTCGCCGCAGCGAAGGCCACCGGCTGATGGCGTTCCTCGACGACATCGGGACCCACCTGAACGGGGCCACGATCGCAGCTCAGGACCTCACCCTAGGGACCAACCTGTTCCTCGGTCGCCGACCCGACACGCCCGACACCCTCGTCGCCGTGTACGAGACCGGAGGCACCGCTCCCGAGCTGGTGTTCGGTGGCAACGCCGCACCACCCGTCGAGACACGTGGCCTTCAGGTGATCGCCCGAGCCGCTGCGTACTCCACTGCCGAGGCACTCTGCACTGACGTCTTCGTCGCCCTATGCCTGATCGACAACGAGACGATCGGCTCGACCCGGTACCTGCTCGCTGATCCCGTCCAGTCACCGTTCGCTCTCGAACGCGACTCCCACGACCGGATGCTTCACGTTGTGAACTTCCTCGTGACCCGTGAGGTCTCCTGACCCTTACGGGGACGACGTCGAGGCGAAGTGGCCCGCTGAGCTGCGATGCTCGGACTGCGGGAAGCTGTTGGCGGAGTTGATAACGCCGCCGTTCCGGATCATGTGTCCGAGGTGCCGGAAAGTGAACCTGTCCGAGTAGACGCCTCTGAGTTGACAAGTGTTGACAAGGTAAGGCATACTCAAGACATGGAAACGAAGCCCACCACCGAAGACCTCCGGAACATCATGATCGAAGACGGCAACGCCCCGGCCGACGTCGACTTCATCATCGACGTCCTCCAGCAGAGCGACGACTTCGCCGATCAGCTCCCCGCCTACATCGCTCAGTACGCCGGGAAGATCGCCGAGAAGGATGCGCTCCGTGCTCGCCTCAAGAACGACCCGACGCTTCGCGAAGCTATTTGCCCGAACACCGACTGGCAGACCCCCTTCCGCC